GGATCTACCGCCAAGGCCAAGAAAAACCGGTTATTATTCATCATCTGACCATAGCCGGCAGCATCGACGAACAAGTGGTCAAGGTATTGGACGGAAAAATAAATTTGCAGGACGCCCTGCTAAACGCCCTAAATTTTGCATTAGTATAATACAAGGAGAAAAAATGACAGACTCAGAACTTATAGAGCTAATGAACGGTATTGTCAAACTGGCCAGGCCGGTTAGTTCTGACGATTTAAAATTAGACAGCCTAGACGTATTAATAAAAGATACCGGACTTGATAGCCTTGATTTTTTGATGGTTGGCGTGTATTTATCCGATGTGTACGGTGTGTCTGAGGAGGTAGTTAAAGAGATGAAGATGACACCGGAAAGCACCGTACGTGATTTTGTTAAGTACATGCAAGACAATAAAACCAAAGAGCCTGCTAGTGTAAAAGAAGCCCTAGAAAGTATCCAGTGAGCATTTATTTAACAGACTACCGCACAGCGCACGCGACGCACGTTGACCTCTTTGATGAGATGGTGTACCCACAACGGGCCTATTGGTTTCCTGAGCTGTTTGCAAAGAAAGACACGGGATTGATCTACGTGCCACATAAACTAGCTGAGAAAGTTTTAGATGCGCAATTACTCAAATCCCTCCGCGATAGAGCCGGTAAGACTGCGTTTATTTTTGCCTCCGGAAATGCGCACCTTGCCGGCATCAATCCGTACGCAATTAAAAAGAGCCGGCTAACGTATGACTACAAACTGCTACCGCTCACATTGACACAGGTATACGCCGGACGTATTGGGCAGATGTGTGGGGCGGATGATTTAATTACAACTGACGCTAGCGCCTGCGCGTCTAGCCTAAAGGTTATGTCTGACGTGTATCAGCTAATGACATACCAAGGGTTTGATAGGGTGTGTGTGCTAGGTGTAGAAGACACCATCAACGACAAAGTGTTACATTTCTTTGGTGAGTCCGGAGCGTGCTTAACTGCCGACAAAGAAGAGCAAGGCATCAAACCATCGGCATTTGATAAACACAACGGCGGGTTTTACATTGGGCAGGGCGCAGTGTTTGCCGTGTTTGAGTCAGAGCGCGTGGCACAAAACGCACAAGCCAGATTGTTGGGTGCGGGTGTTGCGAGCGAGAGAAGTACCAACGCAATTGGACAACGAGATGACGGCGAGGGTTTTGTAAGAGCCTCAGCACTCGCATTAAAAAACAGTAACACAAGCCCAGGGGAGATTAATATTGTTAAAACGCATGGTACAGGGACTAAGTCAAATAACGTGTCTGAGAAGGCGGCTCTACAGGCGCTGTTTCATACGCCGTTTGTTGCGACGTCATTCAAGCAAATCATAGGGCACACAATGGGCGCCTCGGGTTTATTAGAGACCTGCCTGTTGTTAGATAGTCTAAAGTCTGGTATAGTGCCAGCTATACCAAACAGGACCGAGAATGACACAGTATTTTTATCTGAACCCATGATAATAAAACGCAAGCCTAAGATTTTAAGTCAAGCGGCCGGCATGGGAAACATTTATGCAGCAGCAATTTTTGATACGGTAGTATGAGAAAAATAACAATACACAAAATTAGCGCAACGGCCCCGCGACTCAGCGATGAGGACCCCGACCCAATTGAGCAAGACGAGACAGAGGGTGTCTCGTCTAGTATTATTGAGGGCTGGCTACCCTGGGACCCGGAGGATATTATTGACGTGCGTAAATTAGTTGAAGAGAAGTTGCCACCCAAGCAAAAGTTTATTATTGATTCGTTCTTGGATGGACTCACGTACACAGACGTGTGCGTAACAGAAAAGTATTGGCGCTATCATTTTACCAAGGGCGTGGAGATAATTAGAAAGGAACTAAAACTGTGAGTCACTTTATTGTAGAGTATTTATACAAGGACAAGTACATGATGGAGACTTTGATGGGCGTTGAAGACATTGATATAAGCCACAGCCGGTTTGAGAAGTTGATGGGTATCTGGCAGTGTGAGACAATGGACGAGGTAACTACGATGCAGACACAGATACGGGAGATGAGAAATGCACGACGCAGTGAACAAGCCTAAGCACTATACAGAGCACCCCAGCGGTGTCGAATGCATACAGATCACGGAGCACATGGGCTTTTGTTTAGGTAACGCAGTAAAATACATTTGGCGGGCTGATTTAAAAAATGATGCAATCGAAGATTTACGTAAGGCGCGGTGGTATCTTGACAGAGAAATTGAACGGAGAATAAAATGATGACAGGTATTGGAGTGACACTACTAATAACAGGCGTACTTGCCTACAGCGTGACGGATAATTTTAAGCCAGACTGTGCGGTTTGGAAGCGATTGGTTATTAATTGCATTATCGCAGTTGGTGTGCTATTAACAATCGTGGGGCACTTATTATGATTCAAGGGTTAACTATAACGTTAGACTGGGAGACCGCCGACGCAATTATGGAGGCACACCTACTAGACACGTATCACTCGCTAACTGACAACATAAAAGTTTTAAAGTCTAAGAAAAAACTAAAAAACTTTGAAAAAGAAGATCTAGAACATTTCGAGCGCGTGTTAGAAAACATTGACGCCGTCGGCGAGTGGTATGTATTTGACTTTGACAAAAAGAAACGGAAGAAAAAGAAATGAACCTATGGAGCGAGTACGACCGGTTTGACCTGGAGCAAGACATCCTTAAGTGCGCACAGGTAGAGGATTACCTTGACGAGTTCTTACGCCAGTACCTAGACAAGGCCGAGCACATGTCAGAGGATGACGTGCACAACTACATCAGCGGTATCAAGTACGCAGCAAAACTTCAGAACCAGCGACTATGGGATGGCTTTGAGCAGATGGTACACAACGGCCACTTTGCGCAGTTAGATAAATATAAACCAGATGTAGACGTAGAACTTAAAATAAAGAAAGGAAAAAAATGAGCAAGGAACTATTAGATGATTTTAACGTGACGCTAGAGTTTTCTGTAAAGGAAGTTAACGCGCTGTTAAATGTGTTAGCGCAGTCACCGTTTATCCAGGTGGTTGGCTTTATTAACGCAATCCAGGCACAGGCGGGCCCACAGGTTGAGCACGCAAAGACCAGCCTAGAAGCCGTCGAGAAAGCACAAAAAAATGAAACTTAAAGATTTGTTGAACAGGGCTGGTATCCGTAACGATATAGACAAGGCACTGGCGGACAAAGAAGCGGCCAAGGAGAAGCAGATCCAGGAAATGGCCGGGGCAGTAACCCGCCTAGTTATTAACCAGTCAATTAAAGAGGCCAAGGCTCGTGCTGCAGAGCGCGACAGGTTATTAATTAAAACGGATGGGGCGGAAAAGCAGTAGATTTTGCATTAGTAGATATAGGACAAGTAATCTATCGGGAGATACATGAAAGTCCTATTTTACATACACTTACACACAGGAGAATTATATGAACCCATTTGAACTACGCTATGATTTACTCAAGACCTCCAAAGAGTTTTTGACTGAGCAGTATAATGCCCAGCTAAAGGCCTGGGAGATCGCAGACGAGGCAGGTAAAAAATTGCTTGAAAAGGCGCCTCAGTTTCCCAGCATGCACGAGATCATTGACAACGCAATCGAGATGAACAAGTTCATCAGCACCACGATCGAGGCACAATTGGTCGACGGCGTTAAGCGCTTTAACCGCATCACAGCAGTATTTTAGTATTGGTTGCGACTTTTTTGAACCACTTTACAAAAAAGTCGCGACTTTTTTACAATGGGGTAGGTAAAGTTTTGACGAGGGGCCAAGGCTAATATGCAACCCAGCGGACCACGGGGCAGTACCGTGCTACTCCACCAATTTATAATCGCGTCCATTGCCCTATACTTAACCTACCGGTTAGGTTTAGAGCTTTGGTGCATAACTTACGGGATATTTTATGGCAGCTAAACCTGGCCTCTACGCCAACATCCAAAAAAAGCGTGAACGTATCAAGCAAGGATCCGGCGAGAAGATGCGTAAACCCGGCGCCGCCGGCGCCCCAACCAAGGACGCATTTATTCAGTCTGCAAAGACCGCTAAAAAACCAAAATAATGACAGTAAAGAAAGCAAACCCGTCTAAGTACGACCCGGCCATGTGCGATCGAATGATCGAGCTGGGTAAGCTGGGCGCGTCCCAAAAAATGATCTGGTCTGACCTAAGCATTTCAAAAGGCACCGCGGAGACCTGGAAAAAGAAGCACCCGGATTTTGCCGAGGCCCTGGACCTTTCCCTGGTCCACGCACAGGCGTACTGGGAGCGTGAGCTACTGGCAAACGTCGACAACAAGGGATACAACAGCCGACTGGCCGAGATTGCGCTACGTGGCCAGTTCCAGCAAGACTACCGAGAGACGCGAGATACGAAGATAGACCTCAAGGCAGAAGTTAAGGTGGACTTCCAAAAAGAGATAGCTGATTTGATTTCCGCCCTAAAGTCCTAAGAAAAATAAAGTTGTAGTTTTGACCAAAAAAGGCCCTACGGGGCCTTTATTTTTGCATTAGTATATATACCTAAACAGAATTGAAAGAATAAGATGACCGCACACGCGCTATTAAGCGCCTCCGGATCTAAACGATGGCTAACATGTACGCCAAGTGCCAGACTAGAGGCAACACTCCCCGAACCAAAGAAAAATTCAGACGCATTTGATTTTAGCCAAGAGGGCACTACCGCCCACTCACTGGCTGAGATAAAACTTCGCCAGCATTTTGGACAAATTGGAACCGAGGAATACGAGACAGAATATGACACAATTAAAAACACACCCTACTACAACGACGATTTCGAGGCTAACGTCGATAATTACGTTCTATATGTACGCTCTCAGATCGGTGATGGTGACACCCCGTTATTTGAGCAACGCGTGGACTTCTCTGACTGGGTGCCTGATGGTTTTGGCACAGCCGATGTGGTTATACTTTCTAAGCACTCCATTCGTGTCATCGACCTCAAGTTTGGAAAAGGTGTGTCTGTCTCCGCGATCGACAACACCCAGTTACGACTATATGCGCTGGGTGCTTATTCCAAGTTTAAAGAAGAGTATCCGGACATCAAAGAAGTATCCTACACGATCCACCAGCCTCGCCTGGACAGTATCAGTACTGACGGCACCACCGTTAGTAAACTCATAGACTGGGCCAGCTACTTTGTTAAACCTAAAGCAAAAAAAGCATGGAGCGGATCCGGCGAATTTATTCCCGGCGACCATTGTCAGTTCTGTCGCGCAAAAGCGCAATGCAGAGCGCGTTCTGACTTCAATACAGAGCTCGCTAAGCAGGAGTTTAGAGCGCCGCCCCTTTTAGACGAAGAAGAACTAGCCAACGTGCTGGCCAAGGCGCAGGATCTACGGACCTGGGTCGCAGACGTTGAAGAGTACGCGCTCGAGAAGGCAGTTAGTGAGAACAAGCTACCGACTGGCTTTAAATTATCGACCACGGTAACTCACCGTAAAATCACGGACCAGCTACTAGCTGTTGAGGTACTAAAAGATAAGGGTGTGCCTGAGGAACAGCTCTGGGAGTCACCAAAGCTAAAGTCAATAGCGACACTAGAAAAGCTAAGACCAAAGGGCCAGGTTGTGGCGTGGCTAGGTGAGCTAGTCCAGCGACCAGAGGGCTCACCCAAACTGGTCCGCGTCCAGGAGACAGCGACGGAGGACTTTAAATGAGTACCTGGCTAATAGCGGGGATGGGCCTCGTGTATTTTATCGTGGCGATTGATCAATTTATGAAGGGCGGCGTAGGTACTGGCATCATGTTTATAGGTTACGCGGTTGGCAACGTGGGGCTTGTACTTGTCGCAAAATAGCATGAAGGTTAAATTTTATAGCGCAGAGTTTGATATACCGGAATTAATGATTGACAAGTACATTAAAGACTTTGATGGATTATCTGGGCGCGGTCTTCGGCACGAAGTTAATATACTTCGCAACTCAATTGGCAGTATACTTGACGTGGTGGCGGAAGATCCTGAGATGCTACACGAGCCAGAGTACTTAGTTGATTTTATTCAGGCAATGGCAATGAAGAAAGCGATGGAGAGACATGGAATATTCTACGACGCATGAAGAGAAGCTATCACAAGAAGAACTGTCAAAAATACAGCATACCCAAGAGCAGACACTTGCAGATTATTATAAAAGACGCCTAGAATATTGGGATTATCGTATTGTGAAAAATTTAAGCCAATAATTTTGCATTAGTATATGTAGTAAAGGGTAGACGAACTGGCCCCTATTGAAGTCCAGTTCTACAGTTATAAAGGAATCAAAATGGCTCAAGCCACTACTAAAGTAAAAGTTGTAACCGGTAAAGTGCGTTTCTCGTACGCGCACGTATTCCAACCAGCCTCCTCAATCGAGGGTGGTACACCAAAGTACTCTGTATCAATCATCATCCCCAAGTCTGACAAGGACACCATTGCACGTCTCCAGAAAGCATTTGAAGACACCAAGGCCGCGGCGTCTGCGTACTTTGGTGGCGCCGTACCCAAGAACTTAAAGGGTGGCCTGCGTGATGGCGACGCGGAGAAGGACGACCCAGCGTACGCAAACAGCTACTTTATCAACGCAAACTCGGCACAAAAGCCAGGTGTTGTAGATCAAGATCTTAACCCGATCATTGACAGCAGCGAGTTCTACAGCGGGTGCTATGGCCGCGCATCAATCACGTTCTACCCATACAATGCACAAGGTTCTAAGGGTATTGCGTGCGGTTTAAATAACGTGCAGAAGTTAGAAGAAGGTGAGAAGTTAGGTGGTAGCACAACAGCAGCAGCCGACTT